TGTTACAACATTACCAGGTGGACAGAATTTGGGTGAGATTGATGACTTGCGTTATTTTAATAACAGATTAGCACGTGGTCTACGTGTTCCAAGTAGTTATTTACCTACTGGACCTGACGATAACGTTACTCCTATGAGTGATGGTCGTGTTGGCACAGCTATGATTCAAGAGTTCCGTTTCAATCAATATTGCGAACGATTGCAAAACTATATGGTTAGAAAGCTTGATGAAGAATTCAAGTTGTTCTTACGTTGGAGAGGACTGAATATTGACAGTGGACTGTTTAACTTAACGTTTAATCCTCCACAAAACTTTGCCGCTTATCGTCAAAGCGAGTTAGATACAGCACGTATGGGTTCATTTACTGCGGTTGAAGCTTATCCATACATCAGTAAGCGTTTTGCTATGGAACGCTTCTTAGGATTAACTGAAGAAGAAATCGCTAAAAACGAAAAAATGTGGCGTGAAGAAAACGACAAAGAGATTAATATTCAGCCCGAAGGTAGTGATTTACGTGGTATTGGTGTATCAGTAGGTGACATTGAAACTGATATGCAAGCGGGTGAGGATGCTACTGCCGCAGAAGCAATGCCAATGGATCCATCATTAGATGCCGCAGGTCAAGTACCAGTACCAGGACAAGCACAACCGGGACAGAATATGCCAGCACCCGGTGGTACGGGAATGTAATAAGATAAATAACTGTATGAAATTATTTGAAATGTTTGATCCAGCCACAGCAGGTTATCAAGACGTAAGTGCTGATAATAGTAAACCAAAGTGGAGAGAAAGTCGTAAGACGAAACTTACATTAAAACAAATACGTAAATTACGTAAGATGAATGATGTACGTAATTATGAAAAGGTTAATTATCTTAAAAAGATACATCAACAATATGCGCCTAAAGCAGAAGGCGCCCCCTCAATATAATGAATAGTAATATTCTAACTAAAAACGCAAAAAAACAGCACTTATTGTGCTGTTTTTTTTGATACCCACTAAATAACTCTACAAAGCCATTTACATTCAGGAGACAAACAATGGATAACAAAAAATTTGAACAACTTATTGATTTGATTATCAATGAGAACGAAGAACAAGCACGTGCATTATTTCACGATATCGTAGTTGAGAAAAGCCGCGAAATCTATGAGGATATGATGGATGATGAAATGGGTCAAGGCATGGGCGGTCAAGTCGGTGAAATGATAGACGAGATTTCAGTTGAAGAAGAAGGTATGGCTGAAGCTGAAGATGATGATTTAGACTTTGATTCCGATGAAGATGAAGTAATCGACATTGAAGATGGCGAAGATGACATGGATGGCGAAGAAGGTCTAGAAGACCGTGTTGTTGACTTAGAAGATAAGTTAGACCAATTAATGGCTGAGTTTGAAGAAATTATGGCCGGTGATGATGATGAAGTTGACATGGATGACGAAGAAGGTGAAATGGACGACATGGGCGGTGATGACGACATGGGCGGCGAAGAAGATCCTATGATGGAAGCTATCACATTGAAGAAAGTTTCTGTAACTCATGGTGACAACGGTGTTCAAAATAAAAGCACAGTAGACGCTAATAGCGGTCAAGCTGGAATGGATTCTAGACCAGTTAAGTTCAGTGGTTCAAGTGAATCAGTTCCAACAGGACCAAAAGGCCCGAGCAATGCTTATACTAAAGGTGAATCATCTGTAAAAGATGCTAACAATTGGAAGAATGCTCCAGCACAAAACAATGCAGACTTAGAATCAGCACCAAAGCCAGTCACTAAAGACGAAGCAGGTAAAGTTCGTAGTCCAGTAGCTGAGTCACGTAGAACTCCTGCTAAAAGACGCATTTAAGGAATCTGAGAGAAAATGGCTTATCTTAAAGAGCACTTGACATTTGACCGCGCAGGTATGGTGGTTGAGTCTGTCAGTGAAGGTGACAAGAAGAACCTTTATATGAAGGGCATCTTCATCCAGGGCGGGGTAAAGAACGCTAATGAGCGTGTTTACCCTGTTTCTGAGATTGAAACTGCTGTTCAAACTCTAAATGAGCAAATCACAGAAGGCTACTCAGTATTAGGTGAAGTAGATCACCCAGATGATTTAAAGATTAATTTAGACCGTGTGTCACATATGATAACAAGTATGTGGATGGACGGAGCTAATGGCTTCGGCAAATTAAAGATTTTACCAACTCCAATGGGTGAATTAGTTAAAACTATGTTGGAGAGTGGTGTGAAACTCGGCGTATCAAGTCGTGGAAGCGGAAACGTTGACGACATGAACGGCAAAGTAAGTGACTTTGAAATAGTCACCGTGGATATTGTTGCACAACCTAGCGCACCAAATGCGTATCCTAAGGCAATCTATGAAGGTATGATGAATATGCGTCATGGTCATAAATTGTTGGATATTGCAAAGGACGCAAGAGGCGACAAGAAAGTAGAGAAGTACTTGAAAGAGGAAGTAATGCGCCTTATCAAGGATCTCAAAATTAACAAAGGGGAATAAGCATGTTTGATGCTATCAAGCCATTACTTGACAGTGGACTTATCAATGAAGATGTAGGGGCTCAGTTAAATGAGGCCTGGGAATCTAAATTGAATGAGGCTCGCCAACAAGTTCGTGCAGAATTACACGAAGAATTCGCACAACGTTATGAACATGACAGAAGCGTGATGGTAGAAGCCCTTGACAAGATGGTTACAGAAAGCCTATCAGAAGAAATTGAAGAATTTCACTCTGAGAAGCAAGCAATGAACGAAGACCGTGTGAAAGCACAAATGAAACTACGTGAATCTGCTACAAAATTCAATGATTTTATGGTTACTAAACTAGCTGAAGAAATCAAAGAACTACGTTCAGACCGTATTATCGCTAAAGAAAGTCAACAAAAGCTAGAACAATTTATTGTTCACGCACTAGCCCGTGAAATCAAAGAGTTCTCTCAAGATAAGCAGGCAGTTGTTGAAGCTAAGGTCAAGTTAGTTGCAGAAGGTCGTCAACAATTAGAAAAACTTAAAGCACGTTTTGTTGCTGAAAGTGCTAAGAAGTTGTCTGTTGCTGTAGCAGGACAGTTAAAGGGTGAATTAGGCCAATTGAAAGAAGATATCAAAATTGCAAAAGAAAACAGTTTTGGTCGTAGAATTTTCGAAAGTTTTGCAGGTGAATTCTCAGTTACTCATTTAAATGACAAAGCTGAGACAAGAAAACTAATGCAAAAATTAGAAGATAAAGATCGTCAATTAGCAGAATCCATTACACAAATCAACAACACTAAAAAGTTAGTTGAATCAAAAGAACGTGAAGTTCGTATTATTAAAGAGTCTAACCTTCGTGAGAAGACCATGACTGAGTTACTTTCTACTCTTAATGAGGAAAAAGCAACAGTAATGCAGAACTTACTAGAGGGTGTGCAAACAGGTAAACTGCAAGCTACTTTCGATAAGTATCTACCAGCCGTACTAAACACTGGCACCGTTAAGAAGTCTGTAAAGACTAACTTAGCAGAGTCAAAGATGATTAGTGAAGTTACAGGGGATAAAGCTGCCAAACAAGAAGTTGATATGGAACAACGTGACAACGTTATCGATATCAAGCGTCTGGCAGGGCTTTAATTAAAAAGACATAGATTAGGAGAAATATAAATGTCAAAAGTTCTATTAGAAAGCCGTTGGGACGAGACCAAGGAAGCTCTGTTAGAAGGCTTAAAGGGCACTCGCCGCTCAACTATGGGTGTTATCTTAGAAAATACTAAGAAACAACTACTTGCTGAATCTTCAGCAGGTACAACTACAGCTGGTAACATCGCTACATTAAACCGTGTTATTCTACCAGTTATCCGTCGTGTTATGCCAACTGTTATCGCTAACGAGTTGGTTGGTGTTCAACCAATGACTGGCCCAGTTGGTCAGATCCATACACTACGTGTACGTTATGCACAAAACTTAGTGGACAACTCTGCCGCTCAAACTAGCGTTACTGCTGGTCAAGAAGCGTTGAGCCCATTCACTATTGCTCAAGCATATTCACGTCAGCCATCTAACGATGCAACTGCAACAGGTTACACAGGTAACAACACTGCGGCTCTTGAAGGTAACGGAGGTCGTCAGATTTCTGTTCAAATCTTGCGTCAAGCTGTTGAAGCTAAGTCACGTAAGTTGCAAGCACGTTGGACATTT